CTGGAGTTTACATGAATGCCTACACGCGTTTAACCCCGCGTGAATTAGCAATCAAGCTTGTTTTTATTTTGTTTATTCAAAGTTAATAATTATTCTTAGAAAGGATTTTCACGATCTCCTTTTCAGTGAGTTTAGCTTGTTTCTTTTTCAGTGCTCTAGCCTTACCTATGGTAGCTAAGGTATTGCCAGTAACACCAAGAAAGCTTATCACACTACCAATGTCCAACAAACGGTTTCCATCAATACCATCCCAGTATATGTTGGCAGGTTTTGATTTGCCAATATCACGGGCTGTTCGGATAAGCCATTGTCCAACACCTTCGGAAGTGTCAGAATTTAGCACATTAGCCAGTTCGATTACCTCACCATCGTCTGGATTCATCAATGGTGTCTTAATAAGAGTAGCTGGGCCAGTCCCCGGAAGGAATGACAAAACTGCATTCATTATGTAATCGCCTGCTTCTGTAAATTCTATATCATTATAAGAACCGACCTTAAGTCCTAAAGCCTCTCCGATAACTTCGGTGCTTCTGAAAGGTTCGTTAGTACTGGTAGCTTGTGTTTTGGTTATGTCTTGCGACTCTAAAGCGAATGGTTCAAGTTGTGGTGTCAACAACACGAAGTGATAATCGACCCACAATTCACCAACTGTGGTTCCACTTGGCAAGCCAGATAGAATCAAGTTTAGTGAAAGGGCGTCATACAACCGAATATCGCTAGCGACGGTCGCTTGCCTAACAAAATATGTCTTACGTTTTTCAAGGTTTTGCTTTGTGCATTTCATAGTTAAATCAGACCAAATGGGTCCTCGGACACCATCTTGGTATGCCAACATCTGTTGTTTGGTTTGTGTGGAATTATCATCGGCAGCATCATAATCAGGAATGATGGCAATTGACCCATTTGTGTCAGTTCCACGATTGGTCACAAAACGATAAGTCAGACTTACAATTTTGTAACTTTCAAACCCGGATGCGATTCTGCATCCCCAAGGGAATGCAGCCTCTAGGCCAGGATTGACGGGAATTTGTTCAAACGAGTAAGAATCATCATTACTTACGATGTCTTGTACAAACTCAGTATGTTTTAATGGCATGTTTTTAAGCTGCGAAGTGCGCATCTTAGTTGCTTTGGCTCGAGGAAGAGTGACAACCTTAGAGTTGCCATTTTTCCTCTTTTTATTCTGCTTCTTTCGTTGCATAATAGATTAGTAAATTTTATAGAGATTTTAGAACTCTAATGGGTCTTCCCACGACCCATTTCTAGGAACTCATTCCCAGCCCTCTCAGACTGGACGTGAGCAGGCGTTAACCATTTGTCAGTTTATTGTCATGACCAGGACATTGTGCTTCCTAGAGTACTTGTTCAAGCTCATACATCATTTCGACGTATGTTGAACTGTGTAAGTATAAAAGCCCATGTTTCTTCAATTTAGAACGCAAATCTGTTCTAAATATATTTTCATCTTCAACATTGAGACCATAGAATGCTTCAAAAGCCGTCCATGTCTCAACTGTTGGGTCACAGTAGGTATTGCCTTGCAGCAAATACTCACTTGTTTCTGAAAATTTAGCTTTATACTTTGAAAGATAGCTTAAACATTCTTGCAGGTATACGCGAAGGAAAGGAACATGCCACGATGTGGCTTTATAACTAATCAAAGTACCTTTGAAAAGTTCAGTTAACTCCAGCTGTGTACGAGGAAAACGGTTCATCATATAACCCATCTTCGACAATACACGACCAGGTTTTTTCCCAACCATATACTTATTTCCTACAGGGAAGAACTTCATCGAAAGAAACTCTGCCTCAACAATATTTTCCGTATATAGAACTTTCAGGTCATAACCGTTACTAGCTGAGTGTTGTTCAAGAGCTTCTGAAAGGTTTTTCAGAGTTTTGAAGATTTTACGTCTACTCTTAACTGACACAAAGGCAATAACGTCATCACCGAGAGCGGCAATGCGACATTCAATATTGCACGTTTTAAAGAAAGATCCATGGTTTTCAAGACTATTTTTAGTGTTATCAGTACTGGTGTCATGGTCGCCAGACTTTTTCATGCCATCAAAAGTGTAACTGCAGGCATCACTATAGCCCCTAGTCTTCATTTTTGATGTTAAAATAGCCTTTCCCATTTTGACATTCTTTTCGAATCCAAGTTTACGGTAGAAGCTGTTTGATCGTTCAGTATGCAGTACTTGCTGACTGATGTCATAGGTTGAGAAGTCTGAGTAAACTATTTCTACATTCTCATGACCCCCTAATTGTTCTACTGTATAATTGACCCAAAAGTTGAAAACTTCAGTTGTGTACCCTGAACAGTACCACAACCAGTTATATGGGTTGAAATTGAATTTCATGGAATAAGTGTAATTGAGAAACCAAGGTCCAGCTAAGGCTTTAGATAGCCAGCTAACCCCTTGTATAGCTCTAGGTTTAACCAGGCTATACTCTTCTCTAGAAATTACCATCTGTTTTTCTTTCTTTATAAACATTTCATATATCAGGTGCACATCATAACTCTCACCTCGACTAAATTTTTCAAGTTCACGGATGATTCGGTTCCGTTTACCTTTAGGAAACCGATTGACATATTTTTCAAATGTGATAACGCCTGGGTGTTCAAATACTTGGTCTCCAATGGTAAACTCAGTTACATAACTTATAGTTTGCCCATTGCATTCAGATATTTGATATTCATTATCCATACAAGCAACATTGCGTAAGTACTTGGTAGGTTTATTGTTCGTTTCGCGAAAGACACGTGATATTAGAGAAATGGTAGTGTTGAGGCGACTTACTTTGAATACTTGTGGTGCAGCCCAGTTATAAACTGGACCGGCAACCACAACGCCATTCTTTTCTTTCGCTTCATACTGCCTATTATTCCATTTAACTCTAACACCATCTCTTTGAGGAAATTTTTGACGTGCCTCTTCAACCGTATACCAGGTGTCTTGTTCCACCAAGCCGGCCCCTTCAGGAATTGGTCCTTCAACATCAAGGGTGCGACGAACGGTTTCCACTTCGGTCTTAAATAACTTCCAAGCCCTATACTTGTTTAGTTGTTTCTTGACTAACCTGATTAAAATGAACAAAAGAACCAGGAGTAGAATGGTGACCCATAAAGGCACCATGGTGATATCACCGTCACCACAAGAAGCATATGTCATCAAGAGTGGAGCTAACCACCATGATGATCCGATCATGCCAAGCATGCCACCAATTAATACATATATATTTAGTGGATAGCTCAGAACAAGAAATAGACAAATGGAAAAGACGAGTAATGGGGCAATAAATTCCCACCATTTGAAGCGCCATACTTCATAGTGGACATGTTTATTGTAATCCTGAACCTTCTTATGGTTTCTATAGTCCAAGAAACCTTTTGTTTCATGAAATGCATCAACAGTAGATTGTATGACACAGTTCACGATTTTGGGCAGTACTTGCGCCGCGTCATTCTGCGACATTCCAACCTCAAAATTTTTGGAACGATTCAATCGTCTTAATTCACCATAAAGACCAGTTATGGATTTTTGATTAATTTGTTTACCTACCATGAAATTCATAGCGCGACCTATGAGTTTCAAAGGTATTGTTGTTTTACCTGAATTTGTTACAAGAACATCACTGCCAATCCATACACGACTTTTAGGCATAAGAACTTTTAATTTCTTGCCTAAATCCTTATCTACAACTTCGCTGATTCTGGTATGATCAACATATGTGTACTTCGTACCATATGGGACAGAAGGGACTTCTATCCTATCAGTTGTTGTAAAGGTAGTGTATGCTACAGTGTTTTGAGTATCCAAATAATGCGTTGACCAAATAAGGTATCGGTTACGATCGACACGATAACCCCCATCATACATCCTGTTAGGATTCAAAATCCATCTAGAATGTGGGTGGGCGTAGGTCTGGTCATTGCCTCGAGCATGCATGATTACGTTATCTCCTTTGACTAAGTATCTTGCCTCGGGTGGTTTGGTAACCGTGGTGGTTGACCCTTTGGATGGCCTCACAACATCTGTGCTAAAGAAACGGCCTGATGCATTTGGAAAAACATGGTGAATAGCTACAAGTGTTTTTGTAGTGGTTCCTTCTACCATGTTAAGAACCTCTTCAGGTGTGTTGTAGTATATACTGTGTGTGCACAGTGCTACATCGGGTTGAAATGACAAATGAGTACATCTGTCACCGGTAAAACGGCATCGACAAAAAGTATGTTTGTTGTCAAAAGGAGTTCTGAATTCCTCTTTGACACCTTGGAATTTAGTTAGTATGTGTGGTAACCTACTACTTTCCATTCCATGAACATTCTTTCTGAAGAAGTTTCTTCGACTACAACCAACATCTACGACAATTTTATTGTTGTATTGTTTAAAGAACTTTTTCTCCCCAATGGCTCTACCTATATAAAGGCATATATGGGGATGTGGTTTGCGTTTTCCACTTGAAATAACCTTAACGTGTGGATAATACGTTTTAATTAACTTGAGCTGAAACTCAGTTACGATATTTTTAACTTTTACTTGCATTAAGTATGTTGTTATTTAATGTTTTGAGAAG